TCACATTTCACTTAATGCTTCTACTGCTTTATTATCTTCTTCAACAAATTTCTCTTCTAAAAGATGAGAGTATATTGAAGTAGTTATTGATATATTTTTATGTCCTAATCGCTTGGAAATGTAATAGATAGATATACCTTTCGCTAGTAAATAAGAACAATGAGTATGTCGTATAGCATGTGAAGTTATCGGTGTAATACCTAATTTAATGCACGCTTTTTTTAAAGCTTTATTAATAGCATTTGAAGTTAGAATTACGCCACCATGTTTAAATATATAACCATCATAGCTAATAATCATATCGTCAATAACACTAACTATATGTTGCATATCTTTTTTAGCGATAGTAACGTATCTAGGCGATGAATCTGTTTTATGTTCGTCAATGTATATTTGATTTTTAATTTGATCTATATGTTGCACTTTCATATACTTAACTCCACTAATACGACAACCTGTACAAATCATGATATATAGAGCTAATCCTGAACGTGAATCAGAATTTTTGAAATGCTCTTTAAGCGCTTCATACTCATAGATAGTGACATATTTTTCACTTTCTTTTTTTGTTTCTTTACCTGCTTTGTAATTCACTTTATAAGTGGGGTTCTTATTAATCAATCCATCGTATATAGCATCATTCAATGCAGAACGAATTACGCCATTAGTTTTACGTATTGTTTCCTTAGCGTGATTTTTAGAAAAGTCATTAATAAATTTTTGATATACTTGTCTGTTTAAATCTGTAAGCCTCATATTACCTATTTTATGATTTTTTAAATGTTGTAAAGTAAATTTATAATGACGGTAAGTAGTAGGTGCCACTACGGGTTCTTTATAAGTTTCGCACCAATTTCTAAAATAGTCTTTTAACGTCAAGGCACTATCGAAATTATATCCTTGACGCAATTCATTCAATTTATCCAGTCCTGCTGAATTCGCCTCACGTTTAGTTTTAAAACCTTTCTTTCGATAACGTTTCCCTTCGTATTTGAATTCGTATTGCCATTTTTTGCCATCATAACAACGTGTTCGCATACTGTCCCCCCCTTAAAAAAAGATAAAAAATAATAAGGGAAGCGACAACGACTCCCCTTATTGGTGTTTTCTCACTTTCATTAACTGATTTTTTTCGGTAGATGAGGAGTTCTATTGCTTTTGATCGGGGTTATTGTCTTGAGAATCACTTCTCTGTTTTTCTTCATGACCTTCAGACTCTTCATTATTGGATTTATCTTGTTGTGGCTGTAGCTCCTCGGGTGTCCTACATCCTCCGACAGTACAAACTGTGCCATCAGGTTTAGTGTAGCCTACCACATCTCCGTTACCAGGCGCTTGGTACCAAGTATCGCCATCTGTATCAACCATACCATCTACGCTTTGACCACTTTTTAGTCTATGTTGCATTTGACTTTTAGTTAAATAATGATTTGATTGTTGATTGCTTGTTTGTTGGTTACTTGTTTGTTCTTGATTTTGTTGAGGAGATTGTGGCTGTGAGTTTTGGGATTGATTATTATCTGTTTCGTTTTGATTTGTAGATTTTTCTGTAGCAGATTTTTCCTCATTCTTTTCTTTCTTGTTATCAGCTTTCTTTTGTTTATCTTTCTTTTCTGCTTTCTTATTTGTTTCCGTCTTATTATCCTTATCTTTATGTTCTTCTTGCCCACACGCTGCCAATACTAAAAAACTTGATAAAATCAAAACTAAAAACTTCTTCATTTTACATTCTCCTTATTCTTTATTTTTATATTTAAACATCCTCAACGGCTCAATCGTAATAGAGTAAAGTAAAAGGGTACTAAGTACCCTTATTGTTTTATTTATCTAAATGATCCACTGCATATTGTGCCTCTTCTTCAGTGAATTTATCCCCCGCATCAGAAATTAATTGATTATAAATTGAGTCTTTCGACATGTTCTGGTCTTCTTGATATGATTTAGCACTTTCAAGAGCATTCTTCTTATAATCTGCTTTTAAGTTATCTACTGCGTACTGCGCATCTTCCTCAGAAAATTTGTCCCCCGCATCAGACGTTAATTGCTGATAGATACCATTTTTAGACATATGCATTGTATCTGCATAAGTTTTAGCAGAGTTTAATGCAGCAGTTTGTTCTTTAGTAGCATTTTTATCTTATTTAACTTCAGAACTCTCTTTATTAATATTTTTATCTACTTCATTAACAAAAGTTCCAGTACAAGCAGTTATACCAATAATTATAAGAATTAGTAGGACTAGACAACCACCACAACCAAAAAGCCATCCTTTTTTCTTTTTAGCTTTTTCTTGTTGTTTGTACTCTTCGAATTGTCGAATTTGTCTTTCCAACAATTCTTCATTTGTTAAATTTGAAACATTCTTAGACATTTAAATATGTCCCCCTTAATTAATATTTTTATATTTAAACACACGTAATGGTTCAAACTGAATTAAGTAAGTTCCATAATGTATGTGAATACCATGTTTATTTCTGTAATGTTCCAATATTTCTAATACGTGCTCTTCACTTAATTGAACATATTGAGCTAGTTCATATAAGTTACTTACACCGTAGTGATATGCCTCAACGATAATACGTAAGGGTAGTGCAGCCTCGTATCCGTGACGTTTAGCATAATTTTCAAACTTGCGGTTAATCCATTTAGATTGGTCTAATATGTTACCGTATGTAAGTTTATGATGTGCGAGTTCTTCGTATAGCACTTCGGCTTTGCGTGTTTCGGATAGATTTTTATCAATAAGTATAACACCGTTATCATAAAAACCTTCAAAACCCCCTTTTAAAGCAATTCCATCATCAATAGGAATATGCTTATTTTTAATAACTAAATTCTCGTACAGTGACACAGAAATCTCCCCTTAATTATTGCGATGTGCTTTTCTTACTAATTCAGCGTACTTTCTAATTTCAGCTAATTCTTCTTCTGTAAAATCACCGTCTAAATGTGCGGCAAGTGTATCTTGTTGTATTTCCTTTTTCCCTTCTGTAATTCTTGATTTAGATACATTAAAGTAATCTGCAAGTTGTTGGATTCTTTTTATACGTGGATATTTAGTTTGTTGAATCCAATTTGAGACCGTAGGTTGAGTTACTCCAATAGCTTCAGCAAGTTCTTTTTGGTCGATATTTCTTTCTTTCATAAGTTCTTGTAGGTTTTCAGATAATTTTTTTCTAACGTTGTTATTTTCCATAATTGTCTCCTTTAATATTACTTAATGTAATATTAATTTACCACAACTAACATTACTTTACAATACTTTTTATAACTTTAATTGAAAAAATATAACTTTACCCGTTGACAAGTAATTTAAAGTAATATAAAGTTATACGTGTGAAAGAGAGGTGAACAACATGCCAGAACAACTAACAGTTAGAAAGTGGAGATTGATTAGAGATTTAAAGCAACAAGAAGTAGCGGATATTTTAGGAGTAAATCCTAAAACTGTCGGACATTGGGAAAAAGAAGAAACTAATTTAAGCAATGTTACAGTTTATGCTTTAGCAAAGTTATACGATGTAGAAATTGACCAAATTAAAGTATAAAAAATTTTACTATCTATATAACTTTTAATAACTTTTAAAAGGAGGTTAATTAATTGAACGAATTACAAACAAATAATGATATTGGCCAAATGTTCAACATTCATGAAAAAGAAAATGGAGAGATCGCAATAAGTGGTCGTGAATTACATGAAGCACTAGAGATTAGAACAGAATATAAAAAGTGGTTCAGTAGAATGACTGAATATGGTTTTGAAGAAAATATCGATTACACAAGGGTGACCCAAAATTGTCTTACCCGAGGTGGATATCAAAATATAACTGACCACGCACTCACACTAGACACTGCAAAAGAAATTGCAATGATACAAAGAAGTGAGCCAGGTAAAAGAGCACGACAATATTTTATTCAAGTAGAGAAAGCGTGGAACAGTCCAGAAATGATAATGCAACGTGCTTTGAAGATTGCTAATGAAACTAAGTTGCAACTTGAAGCACAGATCGAAAAAGATAAACCTAAAGTTTTATTCGCAGATTCAGTTGTTGGCAGTCAAAGTTCAATTTTAATTGGCGAGTTAGCTAAACTACTCAAACAAAATGGTGTAAATATTGGGCAAAACAGACTGTTCGAGTGGATGAGAGAAAATGGTTATCTCATAAAACAAAAGGGTGAGAATTACAACTTACCTACACAACGCAGCGCAGATTTAGAAATCATGGATATTAAGAAACGCACAATCAACAATCCAGACGGTTCGAGTCAAATCACACGTACAACAAAAATCACTGGTAAAGGTCAACAATACTTTATAAACAAATTTTTAGCGGAATAAAGGAGGGGCAAACATTGAACATTCAAGAAGCAACAAAGTTAGCAATGGAAAAAGGTAAATCTATTTATAGAAAAGATTTAAGAAATGAAGGTTTAAGAGGAGAAATATTACCCACAAACGACGCGTACCACGGAATGCTGTACACCATCCCAGATAAGAAGTCCTATAAGCAAAGATGGCAACCAATGGCAGAGGACTTAATATCTGATGAATGGCATGTTGTAGGAGAAAAAACAATGACAGAAAAAATCAAAGGATTAGAAGTAGATTTAGAGATTCAAGAAAACAAACAAACGCCTACCAAAAAACAGTAGACGCTTTGAACAATTATTTGAGTAAACCGTTGTCGGATAAACGCTCTAGCGTATCAGCAAGTAGGGTTGCTGAATAACTAGTATTAAGTTCGATTATATAACTAAATAATGCGTTTATATCGACATTCCCATCAAAATCTGTAATTTCATCCATCTTGGAATCAATTTCTTCTTGAGTGAAGAACTTGGATTGGACATGATTAACAGATTCGATAACTATATCTTCATATTTTGACATATATATTACCTCCTCATAAGGAGTATAGCAGAAAAAATAATAAGGAATGATTACTATGCCACAAACACTTAATGTATCAGTACCAATTCCAGACACACACGTACTCATCGCAAAAGAAGAATACGAAGAGTTATTCAATTACTCTTTGGATCCTGTATGGGACTTAAAAGACTTGAAAAAGAAGTTGAAGATGTCGTCTGACGACACTATAAAAGACAAATTACTATTCAATCCTAAATTCGAAAAAGTCTTGAAGAAACAAGGCATAGCTCACTATCCAGATGAAAGTTTTAACAGATGGAGATTCAACGCAAGAAAGATGAATAAATTCATTGATGAACATTTCAATGAAATACACAGCAAATAAAGGAGGTGATGAAATGAAGTATCTATTGGCATACCTAACAATGTTTATCGTTGCATTAGCACTTGTGTTATTAAGAGTACATTTAGCTACAACACTAGTTATTAGTTTATCCGTATTACTAATTGCAATCCCATTCTGGAGAGTGTGGATAGAACAAATAAAAAAAGACTGAATGCTAACTCGCGCTTAGCAAACAGTCAAAAAAACTAATTGGAAAGTAAACATAAATTAATTATACCCCAAACTTATGGAGGTAATCAACTTGAAAGAGACGATAACATATTTAATCAAACGTAAAGATACTGATTTGTTTGTGACTAATAAACCAACTGACAGAAATGGCGACATCAGTTATTCGACAAAATTTAACCGTGCTAGAGAATTTAATGGCATAGAAGACGCAAGTATAGACATGACAAACCATGTCGCTATTAAACATACGCATATTGAAAAAGATGAATACGAGGAGGTCGCTTATGACTGAACAGAAAAATGTAATGGAGGTAAATTATGATGAGCTTCAAAGAAAAATTCAATGAGTTGAACAGCCGAAATGTCAATGACCATGTTGAACAAAAAAACGGATTAAATTATTTATCTTGGGCATACGTGCAACAAGAATTAACAAAACTAGATGAAAACTTTCAACATAGATTTATAGAATTTCCTTACACAGACAGTGACCGTGACGACATTTTCGTACCTTATTTAAAGACAGAAGAAGGTTATATGGTTTGTGTAGAAATCACATTATTTGGCGTTACTAAAAGGGAGTGGCTACCAGTATTAAATTACAAAAATCAAGCAATTCCTAAAGGATCAGCTACAACTTTCGACATAAACAAAAGTATGAAAAGAGTAATGGTAAAATGTGCGGCTCAATTTGGTTTAGGAAACTATTTATATTTGGGTGAGGACGCACCAGATGCCAGCGATAACGACATTACAGAATTAGAAGAACGTATCAATCAGTTTGTAACGCTATCACAAGAAAAAGGTAGAGACGCAACATTGGATAAAACAATGCGTTGGTTAGGTATTCAAAACATTAACAAAGTATCACAAAAAGAAATAGCGCAAGCACACACAAAACTAGACGCGGGACTAAAACAATTAGATAAGGAGAATGACAATGACTAATTTAACAATTTTAACAGGACGTATCACTAAAGATTTAGAACTAAAACCGGCAGGACAAACACAAGTAACTAACTTCTCATTAGCAGTAGACAACCCATTCAAAAAAGATGATACTTCGTTCTTTGATATTGCAGCATTTGGTAAAACTGCACAACTACTTAATAACTATTGTGGAAAAGGTAGCAAAATCTTAATTGAAGGCAACTTGAAACAAGATAGATTCCAAGATAAAGAAGGTAACAACCGTTCAGTAGTGCGAGTGATTGCGAATAGAGTTGAGTTTTTAGATAGTAAAGGGCAATCAAACGGACAATCTCAACAGCAACGAGGACAATCACCAGCAGGCAATAACCCGTTTGCAAATGCTAACGACGACATTTCAGAATCGGAACTTCCTTTCTAGGATGTGATTAAATGCAACGAATTACACACTACATTCAAGAGGACGACGGTACAATCAGCGCCGTTGTCCGCAATGTAGAGTTAAGCAGCAAAGACTTAATGATATTAGATAACGGGCTTGATGTCGAAGTCGAATGTAAGCCTATTGACCCATACAAAATTACAGATAAACAGCGCAAAAAGATATTTGCCTTATGTAACGACATAGAGGCACACACAGGCGAACCGCGCGACTATATGAGGTATATGTTCATGGATTATGTATCAGTCCTTTACGGCTATGATATGACCCTCTCATTGAGTGGCTGCACAAGAAGCCAAGCGAAACAAGTTATAGAGGTCATTATAGACTGGGTTTTCTATAACGATATTCCGCTTAACTATAAAACAAGCGACCTCATGAAAGAAGATAAAGCCTTTCTTTACTGGTCAACGGTCAATAGAACTTGCGTTATATGCGGTAAACCGTCAAGCGAACTTGCTCATTATCATGCAGTCGGTCGTGGACGTAACAGAAACAAGATAAGCCACTTAAACAACAAGGTACTTGCATTATGTTCAGGACATCATAAGGAACAGCACGATATGGGCATGGATAGCTTCAATAAGAAATACCACTTAGAGAACAATTGGGTAAAAGTCGATGATCGGCTTAACAAAATGTTGAAAGGAGAAAGCAATAATGGCGACCTTTAGAACTATAAAAGAGCGTGGTGATTTCGTAACAGTAAATAAAATGTTCATATTCGACGAGCGTTTGAGTGCTAAAGCAAAAGGCATTTTACTTTACTTCCTAAGCCGACCAGATGATTGGCAAATCTATACTTCAGAAGTAGTTAAGCATATGAACGACGGTCAAAAATCTATTAATAATGGCATCAAGGAATTGATGGAATGTAAGTATGTACACCGTATACAAAAACGAAAAGATTCTGGAGTGTTTTCTGGATATGAATACCATGTTTACGAAAGACCAACCGAAATGCCATTATCGGAAAACGGATTATCGGAAAACGGAAAAACGGAAAACCGAAAAGGGCAAACTACTAATAATAATATAACTAATAATGATTTAACTAAGAATAATAGAAGAGTCGACTTCATCCCTTACAAGAAAATCATTGATTATTTAAACGAAAAGACTGGTAAAAGATTCAGTCATAAATCAAAAGCTAACCAAAGATTAATTAAAGCTAGATTTAACGAAGGCTATACCTTAGATGACTTTATCAATGTAATAGATACTAAAACAAATGAATGGAAAGACGTAGACAAGATGAAAGGTTACTTACAACCTACTACTTTATTTGGTAACAAGTTTGATAAGTATCTTAACCAAGAGGTAGTAAATCAAGATGAAGCTGATACAGATATATTCGATTCTAAGATGAAAGAATTATTTGGAGAGTGATTGTTATGACAATGTCTAAAAAACAAGCATTCCAAATAATTGACTATTTAAGAAATATCTATGAATTAAAGTTCGATGAAAAGAAACTAAATATATGGATTGATTTGCTTTCAGAAGAAGGTGACTACAAACCAACTCTAAAAGCAGCTAAAGACTATATAACAAACGGTAATCCTTATCCACCAAAGATACCAAACATTTTACGCAAAGAACCTAAAATGCTAAAAGAAAATGAGTTGGATCAACAAACAAAAGAACATCGATGGAGAATGCAAAATGATGAAAATTATAAGAAGAAACGACAACAAGCATTAGAAGCATTTAAACAAAAAGTAGCCGAGTTCAATCGAGGTGATGACAATGCTTAACAATCAATATGAAGTAGAAAGCACTGTCGTTGCTAGTTTATTACAAAAAAGTGACTTATTAAGTAAGTTAAGAGTTAAACCTTATATGTTTCAATATCAAAGTTTCCGAAACTTTATAGAGTACATTATGGAAGTTGGAAAGATAGATTTACATGACATTTATCAAAAATGTATTAACGATGAAGACTTTTTAGACAAAGAAGTTATTGGAGAATTATATAATTCCGACTTCATAGGTTATGGTTTTTTTGAACGTTATCAACAAGATTTATTGCAAAACTATCAAATAATCAAAACGCAAGAATCAATCAAAGATTTTCAAACAGATGCCAATTTTAAAAATCTATTTGAGAGCATTAAAGACTTGAGCGAAATTACTAATCATACCGAAAACGGTACTAAACAATTCGCTTATGAATTTGTAGATGACTTATATAGCGACAAGCCTGTTCAGACAGTTAAGACTAAGTACAGACTTATGGATTATAAAATTGGCGGTCTTGAACCAAGTCAGTTAGTTGTTATCGCAGCAAGGCCCAGCGTCGGCAAGACTGCTTTTGCACTTAACATGCTATGGAATATAGCACAACAAGGTTATCAAACATCATTCTTCAGTATTGAAACAACAGGAAAAAATGTCTTACAAAGACTTTTAGCGACAATATCTGGCATTGATCTACAACGCATTAAACAAATAAGTGATTTAACTGCAGATGAACTCACACAACTAACTGATGCGATAGATAAAATCTTGAAAAGCGGTATGAACATTCAAGATAAAAGTAACATTACGCCACAAGATATAAGAGCGCAGGCATTAAAAGGCGATGAGAGTCCACAAGTAATATTTATTGATTACTTGCAACTTATGCAAACAGATTCGAAAGTAGATCGTCGTGTAGCAATTGAAAAGATTTCAAGAGAACTCAAAATCATTGCTAACGAAACAGGGGCAATTATCGTTGTGTTATCACAACTAAGTCGTGGTGTTGAATCACGTGTAGATAAACGCCCTATGTTATCGGATATGAAAGAGTCGGGTGGAATAGAAGCCGATGCAAGCATGGCACTTATGTTGTATAGAGATGACTATTACGATCAAGAAGATACTGATGATGATAAATCTGAACTCGAATGTAATATCGCTAAAAATAAAGACGGAGAAACAGGCGTTATTAAATTCGATTATTACAAAAAGACACAGAGGTTTTTCACATGATTATCGTTGACTTTCAAAAACATTTAAGACATCTATATACAGAAGAATTTAAAGGTTATACAAGCGCACAAGAAATGATTTTAAGGTTAGGTTACGCAATTAAAAGAATGCTTGACGAAGGACGTCTGACACCCTTTGACGACTATGAAAAGAATAAAGAAAGAATATATGAAGAAATGGAGTGGGTCGAATGAATGAAGAAATTAATCACTATTATTTGTTCACTTCTGAAAGTGAAAGAGTGTTTAGAGTAACTGAATTAGGTGACGGTGAATTTTACGTAGAGAATCTAGCAGGACAACATTATTGGAACGTTGATAGCAAGATGATGACACCTAATGCGCTAAATAAATTTAAATCAAACCATAATTTATACCTTGAAGAAGAATTGAATAGTCAAGCGACTATCTTTGATTTGTAGGTGATGATGTGGAAACGATCGAAATCAAACTAGATAAGCCTGTAGCTTCGCCACGTCCACGATTTAGACGCATGGGCAAGTATGTTCGAACGTATATGCCAAAGAGCTATGAAGACCACAAACAAGACATCCAGTGGCAATTACCAAAGTTGATGATTGATAAGCCTATAAAACTTGAACTTGAGTTTTACTTTCCGCCATTAAAGTCATGGTCTAAAAAACAACGAGAAGCAATGGTAGGGCAATACAAAGGCAAAAAGCCCGACATTGATAACTTAATGAAAACGGTCCTAGATGCTGCAAATAAACACTTGTGGCAAGACGATGGTCAAATTGTAGAGATAAAGAGTTTTAAACGATTCTCAGATAATCCAAGAATTATTTTAAAACTAGAAGTTGTGGAGGGATGACATGGATTATAAAGAAACGAATGTCAAAGTTGAACTGAATATCAAAGCACAACTCAATGTGCCAGTTACTACTAAATCAACATATGACTATGATGATGAAATTCAAGACGAGATAGATCGTATATTCTATAAGTTTGTGGAAAGACCGAGACTTATGGAGTACGAAGATCTGGAGTTTTTGGATATAGATAATGTCGAAATTAAAGATATTGATTAGGAGTGAGAACATGGGAAAAACAATCAATTTACCAAAAAAGAAAGACAGTAAAGGTCGCTTGTGCTATCTAACAACAGATGGCTCAAAACCTTATTACATCCCTGTGGATGTATATAAAGATGCAATCAATACAGGAATGACGCATAAAGAGATTAAGGATGAATTCAAGCAAGGTATTCGCAATCTTAAACGTGTTGTTAAGTATAAACAAAATCCAGAGCAATACGAGAAAGAACACAAAGAAGAGCAAGCAGTAGAGCGTAAACGAAAAGTAGTGCAAGAAAGAGAAGCGAAATTGAAACGGCTAGCAAGAATCACTAAACGACGCAACGTGTCTGCTCAAGAAATGGCGACTTATCACAAAATCAAAGACGATTATTGGTTCCAGAATACTTGGAATCAAATGTTTGGAAAGTGGGGCGTTAATTAATGTTAAAGAAAGCAAAAATAAGTGAGTTAAAACCAAACGATAAGATTGTGTATTACGGATTAAATGAAGAGCCAAGACTTTTAAAAGGTTTAAAGGCGAAAGTTTTAGAAGTCTTTGAAGATCGTATTTTATCCACTGATATAGCTGTAATTGAATTTGAAAATGGTTATCGTGAAGAAATTAACGATTCGGACTACTTCGATTTGATTAAAACAAATGACTTACAACAACGCAAACGTCATCAAATGAATCAAGTGCCTAACCACTACCAAGGCACTGATGGCATTGATGTTATTGAATTCTGTCGCCAACAGTTTACTCACGATGAATTGGTAGGCGCTTTAAAATTCAACATCATTAAATATGCCACAAGAATTGCGCGTAAGAATCAAGATGTTGAAGATATTGAAAAAATCGGTGTATATCAACGTAGATTAAAAGAGGTGCTAGCAGATGAGTAAGCAAGTGTACTTAGGCGGAGACATGCTCTCTTTAGGTCAACAAATGCGTCGAGAGTTCGAAAAGAAAGAACTTGAACGTTTGGGTTTTAAAGTTTATGCACCTCAAGATGACAAGGATATTAATGACAAACAGAATGCGAACCAAACAGGGTTAGCAGAACGTATTGTTTATAACGACACAGCAGGTATTTACAAGAGCGATATACTCATCTTTGACTATTTGTCCCATGCACAAGGGACGATAGCAGAAATGGGCTATGTACACGGGTTACTGCAATATGTAGATAACGATAAATATGACATCTACGTACAGTGTACTGATGTTAGACAAGGTACTGGTCATGTATTAAAAGAGCAAGATCGTTCGGAGTTCTCAATAAATCAGTACGTTTACGGAGTGATACTGGATATTACGAACGGCAGGGGTATTCAAACATTTGAAGAAATCTGCCAAGAACTTATTTCTAATGAGGAGTGGTTATGATGATAGATTACTTTAAAAATAAACACTATCTCATAAATAGTGATAAAAACCGTGTAGCACATGTTCATATTATCAATGGATTGTATAAAGTATGTGGACATTACCGGACGATGTATCACGGGTTAAAGTATCGGTTCAACAAGGAAGAGTTTGAACAATTTTGCGTAGATAGAGATCTAAATATAGAGGAGTAGATAAATATGAAGAAATATACAGTATGGCAAGAGAACATTGAAAAAGTAGAAGTGTTTGGTGTTGAGGCAGAAAGTGAAGAAGAAGCAATTCGATTAGTAAAAGAAGATGATATGTATGCGGACGCTGAAGAGCATGAAACATTAGAGTACGGCGAATGGCAAGCCGAAGAGGAGTAATTTAATAAGATGAATAGCGAAACACAATTTCACGTCAGTGTGATGGACGCACGACTGAAGAAAGTCAAAAAGCAACGTGATCAATTTAGAGAAGAGCGCAACAGTTTAATCAAGGATATTAAAGAACTTAGAAAGTATAAGCAAATGTATCAAGTTTTAGCAGAACATATCAAATTTAAAGCTGAGGCTAATCCGTCTGAGTGGCGGTATATCAGCTTAGTACATTTTATAGACGATTTGGAGGACGATGTAAATGACTAACACATTAGAAATTAAATTATTATCAGAGAACGCAACAATGCCAACACGAGCTAACGAATTTGATTCTGGCTTGGATTTATATGTATCTGAAACAATCACAATCCCGGCGCATACAACAACAATAGTTAAAACAGATATAGCAATTAATCTGCCTTATGGGTATGAGGGACAAGTAAGGCCTAGATCGGGCAAATCACTTAAAACGAAGTTACGTGTAGCATTAGGAACTATAGATAAAACGTATCATAAAGAAATAGGTATCATCACAGACAATATAGGCGATGAAGACATCACAGTAGAAAAAGGTGAAAGACTAGCTCAGTTAGTTGTAGCACCAGTTGTATATCCTACACCCAAAGAAGTTAAGGAGTTTGAAAATGAAAGTAACAGAGGAGCATACGGAAGCACAGGAGAATAAAGATATAGTGGAACGTATAAAGGAAGTGTTAGGGAAGTGACACAATATCTAATTAAAACAATCACTCATGACACTGGAGAAGTATTTAAAGACGTGGTTAAAGCTAGAGAGAATGAGACGTTTGAATTAGTAGAAGTAGAGAATGAAAGTGAGATGAAAAATATATATGAGTTTAATAAAAAGAACATTAAAAATGTTAGGAATGATAGTGATGTACGAATTAACTAAACATGTAGTCACAGATTTAATCGTACGTTTGCAATCTAACGATGATGTAGAGCGGCCGCCGAAAGACTTTACAGATAGCAATCAAGATGACTTAAACGAACTTTATAGATACATCATGGATAACGGAACGAAATATGATGTAGAAGATGGACTACTTTAATGAAAGGTGTGTATAAGTTTGTGGATAATATTAACGATTGTGATGGCGCTTGTAGCATTATATACCTTGTTATCTAATATTAGAATGCGTAATGAACTTGATAGACATCATTATATATTTAATCGGTTGATTGCAGATAAAGATATACGTCATGCTATTGAAAAACATATTAATCAATGAAATATCGGAGGATTCGTATGAACTTAGGAAAAGAAGATATTCCAAAGCTTGAACAGTTTTTTCGAAAATTTGATGAGTTGAAAGTTCAACTTGCATACAGGAGATATGAACTTTTATATCAACCTCAGGATACAAATATTGGTGGAGGAAAACCTAATCTTCCTAGCAGTCCGGTTGAAAATGAAGTTATCAAGTTGCATAAAGATGATAAGTATCGCAATCTACAAGCGACCATTAAAGCCGTAGAAGATGTCTATAACAAAGCTACATCTGAACAAAAGGCAATCATTGAGTATAGATATTGGGGTAAAGATGAACTTATCTATGAATGGGAAGACATCGCTCATGAGTTAACTAAGCAACGTAAAGATGACAAAATTATTAGTAGATACGCGGTCATTAGAATACGTAACAATGTTATGCAAGAAACAGCTAAGCGTATTGGGTGGATAGATTTTTGACCGCACTTTTCGGTTTATAGATGTGCGCCTTGTCAATAGCTTATTATGGTAGTATAGGCTTTTGCCTATAAGGGATTGATAGCACACGTGTTAAAGGCACGCGCTATTAATCCATGGCATACTTGATAGTCCCCTCATTGTAAGCCATATCAATTAATGGCTAGTGTTTAAGGTACACACTTATGAACCTAGCCAAAGGGTTAAGCTTACGATCGATATGTTGCAGTCTTTGAACGTAACAACATTATCGTTTCGTATTGAGTGATTCATTCTATGATTTCCTTTCTGTATTAATGACAACTTCTATTTCAAATTGTTTATTCGATTTGATTTAGAAGTTGTTTGTTATTTCAATTGAGATTATCAAGTGAAGAATTGTTTGAAAGAGAATGAGAGAATTCAAATGATAAATGTAAATAAAGTTTTATGATTGATTTGCAAATGTGAAGAGACAAAATGATTTTCTATTTTAGAATTTCGTTTTGTCTTTTCTTTTATTCTTAAATTGATTTGAGTTTCTTTGTTAAGAAATGAAAGAACAAAAATTAATTGAAAGAAGTTGAAATGAATTTGAGTTTCAAAGAACCAAAAATTCGTTTAGGAAACAGAACTTATAGTCAAAGCGAGCTACAAGACTAAAGGAAAGCCAATACACAAAGGTATAACCAAGAGGTTAGGTACAACAGGTACAACAGGGATTACACAGCGTTCTACCAAAGCACACAGTGGCGTAAGTTACGTAAACAAGTGTTATTACGTGATAATTACTTGTGTCAACAGTGCTTGGCTTATGGTGTTGTAAATGACAAAGATTTAATTGTTCACCATAAGGTTGAATTGAAACGGGATTGGTCGAAAAGACTGGATATGGATAATTTAGAGGTAGTGTGTTTTAGCTGCCACAATAAAATTCACGGTCAACAAAAAATTTAAAATTTTATTTTTGAAAAATATTTTTTGCGGGGCAAAGAAAAACCCCGTGGCCATTTTAAAAACGATTTCAACGAGCCGGCCTTTTTTACGACCAATTTCCCAATAAATTTTATCCCAAAAACGTAACGGAGGTGATTATAATGGGCAGACCAAGCAAATTTAACATTGCAAAGAAAGGGCATCGCACGAAAGCCGAGCTAGAAGAAGCGGCTAAACGTGAAAATAGCTTAAATGCGTATGATCCAATCGAATTAGCCGATATCCCCGACGATTTAGACGACATCGGACAACAAGAGTGGTTAAGAATCGTACCTTTACTTGAACAACTACCGATTTCTAACCTAGATTTAACCCTAGTTAAGAACTACTGCCAACTTGTAGGCATTCAAACTAAAGCATATGAACAAATGCAAGAAGTAGGTACTTACGACCCTGACCGTAATGTGCGTTCAGGTCCATATATGGTTTATATGGATTGTCACAAAGAACTTAAATCACTCTGTAACAAGCTAGGCTTAACGATTGATAGTCGTATGCGTCTAGTCGTACCGTCAGAGAGTGAACAAAAGCAATCGGTATACGACCAATTCGGAGTTGATGCCGATGACTAGCGTGAAAATACCTGATATGTATGAGCAATTGCTTGATATACCAGAAAAATATAAAGATGATGCGTATAAATATTGCGTTATGGTTTTATCTGGCACATATGTCGCTTGTGAGGACACTGTGAACGCCTGTATACGCCATTTAAAAGACATTCAAAGGATAACATCAGATGATACATTCCCGTACGTCTATAAGCCTAAGAGAGCCAATAAAGTAATCAAGTTTATGGAAATGTTGCCAGACACCAAAGGTAAAGTGCATAAACTAGGGTTATTCCAAAGGTTTATAGTATCTATGGTGCGTGGGTGGTTCAATGAAAATGACTACTTACGCTTTAGAAAAGCGTATATAACTATGGCTAGAAAAAATGGTAAAATTTGCCTAAATAATCAGAAATGGTTATTTGTAATCGGGGAAAATCGGTAGAAAACTTCTAATTAAAAGCGCTAACTATTTAGAGCAACCTCTGATATAATAAAGAAGAGGTGGTGCTATAGTGAATAGAAAATCTTGTATTTATAAAATAACAAACGTTGTTAATGGAAAAGTTTATGTTGGGCAAACTGTTAATTATAGCAAAAGGAAAGCAGGGCATTTTAGTTATTTAAGAAGAGGCGCCCACAGAAATCATTATTTGCAAAAAGCTTTTAATAAATATGGTGAAGCGTCTTTTAAAATAAAGGTTATAAAAGAATGCAACATAAACGAATTGGACAAACTAGAACTCTTTTATATGAAGAAATACAATTCTTTAGACAGAGCACACGGATATAACTTGTTAATTGGTGGTACTACTAATAAAAGTTTTCCAGATTGTGTTCGAGAGAAAATGAGTAGATCTCAAAAAGATAGAATTATTTCTGAGGAACACAGAAAAAGAATTAGCGAACAAAATAAAGGTAAAAAGATGTCATCTGCGTCTATAGAGAAAACTAAAAAAACTAAAAAAGATAATCAAATACAATGGGGTGAAACTAATCCTAATGCGGTTCTTAGCAATGATGATGTTGAGAAGTTGATAGTAGATATGTTGAATGGCATGACAGTAAAAGATGCCATGAAAAAATATCGATGCAGTAGGCAAACAGTATATGGAATTGTCCAAAATAGAACTTACAAAGCAATTTCTCCGAATCTTAGAGATAAATTATCCAATCTCAACGAAAAAAACAAAAAAGATACATTAAATAAAATAATACCAATGTATTTAAATGGAGTTTCGCAAAACAAAATATCACAAAAATTGGGCATTTCAAGAAATACTGTGTCCAAGATTTTAAATGAAAATAACATTAATACTCGATTTTATAAAAATCAATTTAGAAGTCAATACCGAGATAACTCAAGGAAGTAAAGCGACTTGAGTATTGTAGAGCATAGGTGCTGAAACTGCGCTGGTAAGAAAGCGCAGAATATAATGTGCCCACGAGTCTCCGACATCTAAACAATAAAGTTGTAGATGAAAATATATGCCGAACTTGCTGGTGACAGTAAGAAGTAGAGGATAAAAAACCTTTACGATAACAAATTTGAAATCTATTTTAGTAGCTGGTCTAGTCTTGTATGCGTTTTTATTCGATATAGAACCAAGAGAAGGTAGACAATTATTCTGCGCTGCCAATGATAAATCTCAAGCAAGTATTGTATTTAATATGGTAGCTAAACAATTAATGTATCTTGTATCTAAAATGCCAGAACTTAAAAAAGACGTAAAAAAAGTACGCGAATTATTAACACACACGAAAGATGGCTCGTATATTCGTCCGCTCTCAAGAGAGACAGGGGCTATCGATGGTTTCGAACCGTTTATGGCAGTTATCGACGAGTACCATGCTGCAAAGACAGATGAGATGTTAGAGCTTATCGAATCTGGGCAAGGGAACTTACTTCAATCACTTATCTTTATCATCTCAACGGCAGGCTTTAACTTAAATGCGCCCATGTATGTTGATGAGTTGCCTTATGCCAGAAAGATATTGCACGAAGAGTATAGAGACGATGAGTATCTAGCAATCATCTTTGAACAAGATTCAGAAGAAGAATGGCAAGACAAAAAGATGTGGGCGAAGTCTAACCCATTAATTAACGAGTCGGATGACTTACGCGAACAGATTGAATCGTTTCTTGAAAAGCGTGTTAAAGAGGGTACAGAGAAAAGCTCGATGTTTAAAATCTTAGTTAAGAACTTTAACTACTGGTTGCAAGCATCAGAAGAGTCTTACCTTGACTTTAACGACTGGAAAAAGAATGAAACTGACTTTGATATTAACAGTACTAAAGTTTACATTGGTTTAGATTTATCAAGAGCCGATGACTTAACTGCCGTGTCATTCATTCATATGGACGAAGACAACCAACAATACTACGTGGATAGTCATTCGTTTGTCGGTACTAAAGGTGGTCTACAAGCCAAGATAGAGCGTGACTATATCGACTACCGTCAACTTGCTAACGACGGTTATTGCACGATTACAGACTTATCAAGTGGCATCATTAACACAGATCAAGTGCTTGATTATATCGACGATTACGTTCAAAGATACGATTTAGAAGTACAAGCAATCTGTTACGACCCATATGCCATACATGGTGTTCTGGCAGAAATAGAACGTAGGGAATGGCACTTATATTATGACTTAATTGAAATAAGACAAGGACCGCAAACGTTATCTAATCCGAACATGAGCTTTAGACTTAACGTAATCAATGGCGATATTAAACATGCTTACAACCCATTATTAGACATAGCTATTAAGAATGCGGTCGCTAAAGATACGAACGATTCAGTTATGATTGAAAAGCGCATGAATCGTGAGAAGATAGATCCACTCATGGCTACGATATTTGCTTATGCAGAAGCTTGTGAATACGAGTGGAATGCAGACGTTAACATGCCACTGTTTATATAAGGAGGTGTATAAAGTGAATAAAATACTATACGCCTTGTTGCTCACTATCGTATTTATATTAGGGATTGCGAGTATTTTTTATGGCTTATTTATCTTCTGGAAGCCCGTTGCTTTCATCTTTATCGGTGTTGTGTTGGTAGGTGTCGCTTATTTACTTAACCAACTCTATACCGATGACTCTTCGGCAGAAAGGAGGGATAAATAATGCCGCTACTTGATCTAGGCTTTAACACAAAAGAACAACGCATGAATCGTGACCTAGAACGTATCTTGTATTGGCAAGAACATGGGATGCACGCAAGTTTTACAGGTATTAATGCTTTACGTAATAGTGACGTTTTTACCGCAACACGTATCATCTCTGCTGACATTGCAAGTACACGTTTAAAGGTTAAAGGTCATGAATCGAACGTTGTTATGGATGACATTCTTAAACTGTTTAATGATAATCCAGACGGTCAGTTACCTGGTTGGCACTTTAAGTTCATTATCATCGCTAACATGCTTTTAAACGGTCAATCATTTGTCGAGATCGTGCGAGATAAAAACGGTTTCCCTACAAGCTTCTACTTCCTACACAATGATTTAGTAGGATTGGAAGAAGTGAATGGCGAAGTGATGTATAACGTTTCAGAAGACGCTAACGGCAAAGCAGAGCGTAAAACGGGCGATGATATACTACACTTCAGATACATCACATTAGACGGATATACAGGCTACAGTCCTTTATATGCGCTAATGCACGAGATTGGTATATCACAAGGTAGTAAGTCGTTCTTACGAAACTTCTTTGACAACGGTGGAACATCTACATCGGTACTCAAGTATAAAAAAGGTCAGATTAATAATGACCAACTTAAAGAGTTGAAAAAGAACTTCTCTGAAAGTCAGTTAGCAAATAACGGTGGTTTAGTTGCTTTAGATGACACGATGGAATTCACACGACTTCAAATTCCAACTGAAGTATTGAACTTCTTAAACAGTTACAAGTTTAGTACATCACAAGTTGCTAAAGCATTTGGTTTACCTGTTTCTAAACTTGGTATTGAAACCGTTAATACATCTATCACGCAAGCTAATTTAGAGTATCTGCAAAGTACGTTAGATCCTATCTTTAAGATGATGATCGCCGAGCTTGAGACGAAGATATTCAAAACAATTGGCAGTGATTATGAATTAGAATTTGATTCATCACGCTTGATTGATATTGACCCTGAATTGCAATTGAATCGTATTTCTGAATTGCATAGTAAAGGGATTATCTCAACTGATGAAGCACGTAGTACATTTGGTTATCAACCGATTGATAACGGAGACGAACCACTTGTTGACCTTAACCGTGCGCCATTATCTGCGCTTAAAGATTATCAACAAGCTAAAATCAACAAACAAAATAGCGATATAGACGCCCTTAAAGGGGGTGATGAGAATGACTAACAGTAACGTTGATACTGGACAACAAGACATGGTCATTGAGGGATACGCCATATTGTTTAATACAATGAGTGACGATTTAGGTGGTTTTAAAGAAATTGTCTCGCCGAATGCGTTAGACGGGGTAGATGTCAGTGATGTCAAATGTTTGATCAATAACGATTTCAACTACGTTATTGGACGCACCCAGGCAGAGACGCTAGAACTCACGGTTGACGACAAAGGACTTTACTTTAAATGTCACTTGCCTAACACAAGTTATGCTCGTGATATTTATGAAAATATTAAAGCAGGTAACGTTAATCAGTGCAGTTTCTTTTACACACTGCCTAATGATGAATCGGCACGAACGTGGTCGAATGAAGACGGCGAATACGTGCAAACCATTCATCAAATCGACCAACTCATTGAAGTGAGTGTAGTGACTATCCCTGCTTACAAAGACACATCAGTCGAAGTTGGTCAACGTGCCAAATCTTTAGAACGCTTTAAAGAATTGGAAAGTCTGAAAATCTCATTACAGTTAGACAGCCTTCGTTTAGACACGTAAGGCTATTTTTTATACCCAATTTTAGAAAAGGAGTGATTAAATGGCTGGCTTTAACGACTTGAAGAAAGAACTTCAAGACTTAATCAACCAAGCACAAGATGCAGTTAATAAAGGCGATTTAGAGACTGCACGTAAGCTCAAAGCAGACATCGATGAACAGAAAAAGTCTTTAGAAGAACTAGAGTCTTTATCTAAAGAAATCGATGAAATTGCACCAAATCAAGATGAGGAGGAATCAGACGTGGCTGAAGAAAAACCAGAAAAACCAACATCTGAAGACACAACTGAATCTGAATCAGACGTAAAGGATGCACCTAAACAGGAGCAGCCAAAAGAAGTCAAAGAGGACGAAGAAAAAGACTCTGACGATGCTTCTGAAAGTGAATCTGATGAAGACAAATCAATCGAAAAGGTTGAGGAGCCTACAGAAGAAGAACTTGAAGAAGAGAAGAAAAAGAAACAAAAACAAGGAGGAAAACGCATGGCAAAATTACAAAAGAACCCAGAACAAGACCTTAAAATTCAAGGTTTTGAAGAGTACATGAAATCAAAAGGAGCTAAACGTGACAACGTTAAATCAGATGACGTTGGTGTAACAATTCCAGAGGAAATCAAGTATATTCCTGAAAAGGAAGTTAAAACAGTACAAGATTTATCTGAATTAGTTACTAAAACATCTGTATCAACTGCTTCTGGTAAATACCCTATCTTAAAACGTGCAGATGACAAATTCCACACTGTCGCAGAACTCGAGAAAAACCCAGAACTCGCTAAACCTAAGTTCGAAACGGTTGCGTGGGAAGTAGCGACTTATCGTGGTGCTATTCCAATTTCTCAAGAGGCACTCGATGACTCAATCGCTAACTTAACTCAAATCGTTCAAGACAATATCCAAGAGCAAAAAGTAAACACACTTAATGAAAAAATTGGTGACGTATTAAAACAATTCAACCCTACTACTGTTTCTAACGTTGATGACTTAAAAGCAATTACTAACGTTCAGTTAGATCCTGGTTACAACCGTCGCATTGTTTGTACGCAAAGCTTCTACCAAAAACTAGATACGCTTAAAGACGGTAACGGACGCTACTTACTTCAAGACAGCATTATCAACACTGCTGGTAACACAGTATTAGGCATGAACGTAACAGTAGTACGTGACGACTTATTAGGTCAAAACGGCGATGCAGTTGCGTTCGTTGGTGACTTAGAACGTGCCGTATTATTCGCAGACCGTACTGATATTTCAGTGCAATGGATTGACAACGATATTTACGGTAAATACCTTATGGGCGCATTCCGTTTCGATGTTAAACAAGCCGACGCTAACGCAGGCTACTTCGTAACTTTCGAAGACGATGCAGCAACTGAAACGCCCTAACAAGCCCCAAAATGTCGTAGTTAATGCAAACGCTAAGTCTGTATCTATTACGGCAGAATAGGGGTGATTAGTTGTTTGATATTAACGACAAAGATTCTGTTAAAAAAGCGATACGTGTAGACCATGACTTTGACGACGACTTGATTATGAACGTTTATGTACCCAGTGCAGTTAATGAAGTTAAGGCTGCCGTATCTTTAGCAGATGAAGACCAAGCATTTTTTGAAGATAACGCATTGTTTAATTTAGCAGTTTTAAATATTGTCGCGCATCACAATGACAACCGTTCAATCACAAGTAATGAACAATCTTATGACGTACCTGCTTCATCTATGTCACTTATCCAAACTTTAAGAACAGATTTAGTGAAATGGAAACGGAGACGATTACTTGAACCTGAATAGTTTAGATTATCGTATAAGTTTCTATACCGATTTAGATGAAGGACCAGAAGCGGGCATGGGCGAATTGCAAAACGTCTACAGTTGCTTTGCAGATATGTATGAGCCAACGCAAAAAGACGTACAACTTAACAATTTAGAAGTAAGTAAACGCTCTGTCACATTAAATATTAGAGATGCACAACCCCAATTCGTACCGACTGTGAATCAAGTGTTTGAAGTTCACAACGGTATGTATGCAGGGTTGTTTTTTAATATCAAAAATGTGTCGCCTGCAAAAACAAAAGGCTACGTCAAAATTGTGGGTGAAGAGCAATGAGTGTCACTCTAAAAGGCTATAAAGAGCTACAGAACGCTTTAGAACGGAAGTATGGTCAAACTGCGATGAGACGAATAACAGACGTTGCGCTTAAAAAAGGTGGACAGAAAGTCGTTGAAATCATCAAAAACAATATGCGTGTTTTTGAAGACACTGGAGAGTCTGTGAGAGAAACGACAATTTCTAAACCAATGACTATTGGTGGTGTAAGAGTCGTTAAAATTCACTGGCAAGGTCCTAAGCAACGTTATCGTATTATTCATTTAAATGAATTTGGCCACTTCGACCGTTCAGGTAAATGGGTGAACACCAAAGGAAAAGGTGTGATTGAACGTGCAATGCGTGAAGGACGTGAAGTCTATTTCAGAACCGTTAAAGACGAATTGAAACGCAGGGGGTGAGTCGATTGGAAGATATGATGATGAGAATCTATAAGCTCATGTTGGATAACGAGAAGATTATGAAAAGCGTCAATAAAAACGCTATTAAATTCTATGATTATCCAAACGCTCAAGAAATCACAGATGTAAGTATTGTTATTGATCCAATTGACACACCAAAGCCCGAAGACTTTGCGGACGATGACAATATGACTTACGAATATCTATTTCAAATAGATGTATTCGTTAAACAAAAATCTGGAATCAATGGTCGTCTGTTAGCAGATGACCTTATATTCCAAATTCAAAGAATGATGTGGGATGTACTTGGCTTTGGAGAGACAAGCTCAATCAAGCCAGAGTACATCAAAGATTTTAAAATCTATCATCAAGCCAAACGGTTTGAAGGTAAACAATATTACAAATTATAGGAGTGTTTATATATGGCAGAGAAGAACTACAGATCATTCACTGGTTTAACTGAGTTTTACTACATGACTCATGGCGGTGACGTACAAAAGGTATCAGACCCAGAACGTATTAAATATTTGCAAAAGATTTCAGTATCTAAAGATCAAGACATTGAGAAAGCTTACGGTGACAACCAAGTAGCAGAAATGGCAGTGTCTAACTCAACTATCGAAGTTGAAGCAGACTTCCACAAATTGCCTTTAGAAGACCGTGTAGCATTATTCGGTTTAGAACAAGCAGAAAATGGCATGGTTGCAGTTGGTAACGATACACCACCATATGTAGCCGTAATGTTTGCTAAAACTATGGAAGATGGTTCACGTGAATACGTAGGCTTACCAAAAGGCTTATTCACATTCCCTGAACTTGAAGGTAATACAAAAGAAGATGGTGTAGAATTCAGTTCTGACTCTTCTAAAGCTGAGTTCATGCAAGCTAAAGTGGATGGCTTTGAAGATGAAAAATCTATGCTTATCGGACATGACGCTAAAGGTTCAACAGTGATGAAAGATGCAATTTGGTCTGCAATCTTTGGAGGCAAAGCACAAGACGATTCAGAAGATACTTCTGACGATACTGCAGAAGAAACAGAAACACCCTAACGCACCCCAAAATGTTGAAGTAACGACAGATAGTGCATCTGCTACCGTTTCAGCAGAATAGGGGCAAAATTGAACGAGGTGAATAGAGATGGCAGAAACACTTAATGTGTACAAAGGTGATGAGCTTGTTAAAAGCGCAGAATACGCAGACGGTCAAGCAACAGTCACGATTGATGGCTTAAATGCTAACACGAGTTATAAAGCAGGTACTTATACTGTTACTCGTAAGAATGAAAATGGCGAGTCTGAAAAAGTGAAAGTACCTGGTTTTAAAACAAAACCTATTGCAGTAAGTGGCGTGACAGTTGAACCAACAACGATGTCACTTAATGTTGGCGAAGAAGGTGTATTAAAAGCTACAGTTACACCTTCTACGGCCACGAATAAATCTATTAGCTTAGCTTCATCTAATGAAGATGTAGCGACTGTAAATCAAAACGGCCACGTTACAGGTGTAGCACCTGGACAAGCTAACATTACTGTCACTACTGAAGATGGTAATAAAAAAGCAACAACTAAAGTAACGGTTAACCAACCACAAAGTGATTCAGACGAGTCACAAGAATAATTCTACTTGAGGGCGTTAAGCCCTCTTTTTATTTGCAAATAAAAAGAAGAAAACAAAGGAGTTTTTGTAATGGCAAAACGTAATTTTATTAAATTAGCTCAATTAGACGATAAAGGCGAAGTTAAATTAGATACAAACGGTAATCCAAAGGTAGAAACGTTTATTACACCTACTCATATCTCATTCCGTAAAATTTACGACGCATCTGATTTAATGGACGGTGGTCAAGATGAAAATAAATAATCTAAAGAAGCAATGGACGAAATGTTAGATATGGTTGTTGATATTTACGATAAACAATTCACTAAAGATGACTTATTAGACCGTCTACACGCACCAGATGCAGTTGAAGAGTTACAACAACAAATTGGCTTTATTGCAGAAGGTCAAATTGACGACGAGAGAAAAAAGCAACTAGCAAAAATGATCTAAAGGCAGTGAGTTGGAAAGAACATAAACAAAACATGAAAAAGCTCATGCTAACCATGATGAAAGAGGGCGATAAGGATATTAATCAGATACTTGATATGCCTTTCGCCCTTTTTATGGACTTGGTTGAAGAAAATACACAACCAGAAGAGCAAGAAAGTGAGAGCATGATTCAAGCGTTCATGTAATGACTTTATAAGCAAGGAGGTGGATTAATGGCTGAAAGAATTAAAGGTTTGCAGATTGACTTGTCCTTAAAGGATATGAACGTTGCGAAATCTTTGAGTGGCATTAAACGTGAATTCAGAGATTTGAACTCAACGATGAAGTTATCTGCGAACAATTTTAAATACACTGAAAAGTCCGCGTCATCTTATAAAACACGTCTCAATGACTTAGATAAAGGTATAAAGTCAGGTACTGCTAACTTAAAGCAACTAGAAAAGCAATATAAGGAAGTGTCAGAAGCTTCTGGTGCTAATAGTGCTAAAGCAGTGCGCTTGCATACTGAATATAACAAGCAAGCCGATGCAGTCAATCGTATGAGAGCCGAATATAGCAAGCTCAATAAAGTCTATCGTGAGAATTATACAGGCATGGGGATATTTGCAAACAAGATGGATAAAGTCGGCTCTGGTATGCAAAAAGCAGGTAATCAGATTACTAACGTAGGGCAATCGTTAAGCAGTAAAATTATTAAACCTGCTTTAGTTGCAGGGACTGCAATGGCAGGTATTACGGCTAAACTTGGTTTTGACCGTCTTGTTGGTTTAGACACGGCTAAAGCTAAATTGGAAGGTTTAGGATACTCAACTAAAGAAGTTGGTACGATTACTGATCAAGTAACACACGCTATCAAAGGCGGAATGACAACAATGGCAGAAGGTACTGACGTTGCAGCAGGTGCCTTAGCCGCAGGTGTTAAACAAGGTAAAGACTTGGAACACTATATCAAGTTAGTTGGTGACGCCGCAGTTGGCGCCAATCGTCCAGTTAGTGATATGGCAATGATTTTCAACCGTGTACAAGGGCAAGGTAAGTTGGCAACAGAAGAATTAAACATGGTTACTGAAGGTAAAGTAAGTGCCAAAGAGTTTATGGATGTTATGGATGACTTCGCAGGTGGTATGGCAGGTGCTTATGCTAAAAGTTGGCAAGGTATGATTCAAAACAGTAAAGTCTATATTAGACAAAATGGTGAGGCCTTTTTAAGTAGCTCATTCGACAAAGCAAAAGGTGGATTATATGAGTTAGAAAACTTATTGAAATCGCCTGGTGCTAAAAAATGTGCGAAAGTAACAGGTGACCAATTAGATCGTGCGGTAGACGGACTTTTTGGTGGTGTCAAAGACTTAACTAAAGCTATTACGAATAAATCCTGTTATTCAGTAGGAAATTTGATGAGGGATCGATTTTTGGATTCATGAAGTTTGTTTTAGTTTTCATTGTAACTACCGTATCTAGAATAAGTAAGGTAAAAAGAAATGTGGTTTTGTATTGATGCTCTTAAAAATAAGAAAAGTACTGGTCGAACCTTTAAAGGTTTCAAGTCATACTTAACAAGTTAATTTATACTATAGTTTCAATAATTTTTTTAGTATGGAGCGGAATATTTATATTTCATACTTTAAAAGATAATTTCCAATTAAAATGAGCTCAAGTGAAATAATATAAATTGAGCTCAGACATAGGAATGATCAGTTCATTTTGGAAAAAGAACCAAAAACGCTCATTATTGGCACTTTGGTGTAAGAAATTAATACACAATCAAAAAAATATACAAAGGGAGTGCCAATATGAGCTGTTTACATGATACAATATATGTTCATTTAAGTAAAGTGTTACTTAAATGAACATATATTGTATTAAAGTGGGCACTAAACTATTAAGTAGATAAGTCTGGGACATAAATCCCCAAAAAAGTACTAAGATGTTTTTGTACTGAACTCCAAAAGTTGTACTTAGTATACTATATTAAAGATTAGTTTTCTATATCACGTAGAAGACAGGCCTTTTAGTTTTATTTTAATCCTCGTATTAATATAGAAATTTACATATTCATGTATTGTACTTTCCAATTGTTTGAAATATTCATACGTTTTTCTATAAAATATCTCTTGTTTTAATAATACGAAGAAGTCGTGAATTTCAAGTTTAACTTAGTTACTCATTCTTAATGAACCATGTTATTTCGAAGTCGTCATTTTTATTTATGTCGTACCTTCTATATGGAGAAGGAACAGTGTAACCTTATTGATGAACAAATGCTTTCCATTCTGTTTCCTTTGGGTAGAAACACTGTGACGAAAGGCTCCATGTCAAAAGGCATAAAGAAGTTATCTCTTTAATTCAAGATGATGAAGCTCTTCAAGAAATCGCTCATGTGGTGTCTGTCCATCCAACGGTTTTCTTGGGCAATCATTTATATATTATTGAATCTTCTTAACTTCATACGGTGTGACGCCGCTTAAGCTCATACCTTTCGGTAAAAAGCGACGAATCATTGTATGTTGGTTCTCGCTTGTTCCTCTTTTCCATGAGGCAAACAGATGAGCGAAATAGACTGAAACCTGACCTTTAAGCTGTAAGGTTAATAAGCTGAACTCAGACCATTATCAGCCGTTATCGATTTATATATATATCATATAGTGATTAAGCTGTGTCTGAAGGGTCATGATAGCTTGAGTTACAGATTGAGCACACTTGTTTTTAATAAGTATGAGTTTTTCAAATCGTGTCTTGTGTTCCACAAGTGTTAAGAGGACAGGTTCTGATTTATCTTTAGAACCAATACCCTTATCAATTTCCCAATGACCGAATTCTTTACGTGTTTTAATCGCTTGAGGTCGTTCGTCAATACTCTTACCAAATATACGTTGATGAGAGCGATGACATGACTTATTTTTAGAGTGTCGACGACACTTCTCCTGAAGATAAATATTACGTGTTTTTAACTGACCTTCATCGATCCAAGTATATAAAGTTGTCGTACAAGGAACCGGTTCGTCTTCGAAAGTGTCGTTGCGTTCTGCATATAAAATAAGTGCTTCAGGCGATCAGTGATTGTCAATATTCTCTCGTCAGCCCATTCGATAAAGTCAGGATTATGAGCACGAATTCCTTTAGGACCGCAATTGAGACGCTTTTCTTTATAGCGATAGTGGGCACGTTCAGGTTCATAGTCGACCGAGCCATATTCATACTGTTTTTCATTGTGGTTTTGTTGCTTTTTAATGACCTCGTTGAATCTCATTATTCATTGTTTGAGGGGCATAGGGTAAACGACGCGCAATTTCTCTGTTTGATAGACCACTAAAATGGAATGCTTTGATTTTTCCTCTTTCTCCATAAGAGAGATGTGTTCCTTTACGTGACTTCGGGTTATAATAAGTCTGCGTCATGTGAACTTATTCACTTATTGTTAGTGTGGTAACTTCAATAATAATATGAAATTCATATGGCGTTTTTTGTATACATTTTTAAGGTGGCTAACTTAATAGTAAAATCCACCGTCGTAAATTATTACATTGTATCTTTATAAAAATGTTATTAATCAAATATAAAATACTTTTTAAGAAAAAATAATTTTATTTAGTACTAAAAACATGATTTTTACGATAGAGTTTGATGATTAGTGAAAAAATCACAAAATAGCATATAAGAGTTAACATCTTAAATCAAAAGTATTATACTAAGTGTGTAGAAGAAATCATTAAGGAAATGGGGAATTATTTATGAAGTTTTTGAAAATAGCTACGTCAAATGAAGCGCGGAGTCATTTTTCAACAGAAAGAGAGGAGGTTTCCATATATGATAAAAGCGTTGACTTAATAGATTTAGGAGCAGCAGTTATAATGGACTACGAACAATTTTTTATTGAGTTAGTCGAAGAAGAAAAACTGGATATACCTATTTTTATAATAAAAAATGATGAAGCTGTTAGTAATAAAATGCCTGAGAGACAGATAGATCTCAAAAATATTGATTATATTATAGACATACGTGACAGTAATAAAGAATATAATTCAAAAAAGCTTGAATATGCTGTTCAAAAATATGAAGATAATGTTCTGCCTCCCTTCTTCCAAACTTTAGCAGAATATGTTGATAGAGGAAATGTTCAGTTTGATTGTCCAGGACACCAAGGGGGACAATATTTTAAAAAACATCCAGCAGGTAAACAATTCTATAAATTCTTTGGGGAAAATATTTTTAGAGCTGATATTTGTAATGCTGATGTTGATTTGGGAGATTTACTTATCCATGAAGGTCCTGCTATGGATGCTCAAAAGCATGCAGCTAAAGTTTATAACGCAGATAAAACATACTTTGTTATGAATGGTTCTACTACTTCAAATAATATTGCAATATCATCTGCAGTAATGCCGGACGACTTAGTTTTATTTGATAGAAATAATCATAAATCAGTATACATTTCTTCACTTATAAAAGATGGTGGTCGACCTGTATATATGCAGACCAATCGAGATTCTTATGGCTTTATAGGAGGAATCTATGAACAAGACTTTGATGAAGATTATCTAAGAAAAGAAATCGCGAAAATTGATCCTGAAAGAGCCAAATGGGATCGGCCGTTTAGATTAGCTGTTATCCAATTAGGAACATATGATGGAACAATATATAATGCTAGACAAGTTGTAGATAAAATTGGACATCTATGTGATTATATTTTATTTGATTCTGCATGGGTTGGTTATGAACAATTTATACCTTTAATGAAAAAATCCTCACCATTGTTATTAGATCTTGATGAAAACGATCCTGGTATATTTGTTGTTCAATCCACACATAAGCAACAAGCAGGTTTTTCTCAAGCATCTCAAATTCATAAAAAAGATCGTCATATCAAAGGTCAAAAACGATATATAAATCATAAACGTTTTAATAATGCCTATATGCAATACGCATCTACTTCACCATTTTACCCTATGTTTGCTTCTTTAGACATTAACGCAAAAATGCAAGAAGGAGTTCAAGGGGAAAAACTTTGGAATGATTGTCTAGCCACTTCTATAAAAGCACGAAAACGAATAATACAAGAATGTAAATATATTAAACCATTTATTCCTGAAAAAGCAAATGGTTCAAATTGGGAAGATGTCGAAACACAAGAATTAATTAGCAACCTTGATTATTGGAAGTTTCTCCCAGAAGAAAAATGGCATGGGTTCGAAGGATACGGGAGAGATCAATATTATATAGATCCAAACAAATTTTTATTAACAACACCTGGTATTGATACGGAAGATGATTCATATATGGAATTTGGAATTCCAGCAGTAATATTAGCTAATTACCTGAGAGAAAATGGTATTATACCAGAAAAGAATGATTTGAATTCGATTTTATTCTTAATGACACCTGCTGAAGATGACGCAAAAATGAATAATTTAATCGCTAAATTGATTAAGTTTGAAACATTAATAGATGAAGATGCACCATTAGAAAATGTTTTACCAAGATTATATAGAGAAAACCACGAACGCTATGAAGGTTACACAATTCGAGAGCTCTGTCAAGAATTACATGACTTTTATAAAGAAAGAGATACGAAAGAATTTCAAAAGAAAATGTTCAAAAAAGAATTTTTACCTGAGTATGTAATGACTCCTTATGATGCTAATGTTGCTTTATTAGAGAATAACGCAAAATTAGTGGATCTAGATAATATTGAAGGAGAAATTGCTTTAGAAGGAGCACTACCTTACCCTCCTGGCATCTTCTGCGTGGTTCCAGGTGAAAAATGGAGTGAAACTGCACAGTCTTACTTCAAAATTTTAGAAGAAGGTATAAACCTTTTCCCAGGATTTGCTCCTGAAATTCAAGGAGTATATTTTGAAAACGAAGAAAATAAAGTTAAAGCATATGGATATGTTTTAAAGGATTAGAAGGTGTTACATTATGGCTGAGAAAAAGAAAATGAGTGTGACCCAATTAACTATAGTTACAGCGGTAAATATGATGGGGTCTGGAATTATTATGTTGCCTACAAACCTAGCGCAAGTGGGGACGATGTCAATCTTATCATGGTTAGCAACCACAATTGGAGCTGTATTGTTAGCTTTCATTTTTGCTAGAGCTGGATTATATAGCTCTAAAGGTGGAGGTATGGGCGGATATGCAGAATATTCGTTTGGTAAAGCTGGAGCATTTATGACCAATTATACTTATGGCCTTTCATTAGTTATAGCAAATGCAGCGATAGCAATATCAGCAGTTGGATATACAGCGGAGCTATTTCATGTGAGCATAAGTCCTTTAGCAACCGCATTTTGGACTATTATAGTGTTATGGGTAGCAACGATTTTAAACTTTGGAGGACCAAGAATTACAGGTCAAATAAGTTCAGTTACAGTATGGGGGGTTATTCTTCCAGTAGTATTTATATGCATAGTTGGTTGGTTTTATTTTAGTGGACATAATTTTGCTAAGATGTGGAATCCTCATAATTATAGTTTCTTTGATGGTATGAGTAAGTCTATCTCTATTACCCTGTGGGCATTTCTAGGATTGGAATCAGCTTCTGCAAATAGTGATGCAGTGGAAAATCCAAAGAAAAATGTGCCTATAGCTGTAATGGGAGGGACAATTGGTGCAGCTATTATGTATATAATATCAACAAATGTAATATTAGGGATTTCTCCTATTCGTGAGTTAGCACATTCAAATGCGCCATTCGGATTAGCTTTTAGTCAAATGTTTACCCCGACAGTTGGTAATATAGTTATAGCTCTTATGATTATATCTTGTTTTGGTTCATTAGTTGGATGGCAATTTACTATTGCAGAAGTGTTTAGAACATCAGCAGATGAACGATATTTTCCTAAAGTTTTTTCAAAAACAATTGGAAATGGTGTGCCATTAGTAGGAATGATAGTTATTACTATACTTCAAACATTGATATCCTTAATGACAATAAGCCCTTCTCTATCTAAACAATTTACAATTTTGGTGAATTTAGCAGTGGTAACTAACGCCATACCATACGTGTTAACAATGGCAAGTATCAAGACCATGCAAAAAGAATCGAATGTTAATGTCAAACCCAAAAGAGCGAATTGGATCAATATCATTGGCTTAATAGCCGGTATTTATACACTCTATGCTATATACTCAGCTGGAGGAACAGCTGTTTATTACGGAGCAATTGTAACGTTTGCTGGTTGGACATTATACGGTATTATTTCTCATCGTTTCGATACTGTAAATAAAAATGATTCTATTTAATTCTAGTATAGAAATTTCTCTTCACCTAATATGATAGGGGGCTATAAGACAATAAGACTGTGTCTTAAACGGCACAGTCTTATTTTTAGCTCTTTGTCAATAACGGTTGGTGAGGGTCAAACGCACTAAGCAACTTGTTTTTGTTGTTTGGTGCATTTTTTATATTTACTTACGAACATCCTAAAAATAATAAGTATTCTAGCTTTGAAGTTTTCAAAGTTTCTATAACCGTAAGATAACCGCTTAATTAATTTTATTTTGTTATTAATGCCTTTTAAGAGCCTAATCGTTAGTTAAGGATAATAAATTGTATTTTTTATATATACGGTAAAAACTAGTTAAAGTATTGATAACGCGCTTTAACCCCTTAGAAACAGGTTTAGATTTTGAAGTGTTAAGGATATAGTTAATCGATAAATATCATTTAATCTTAATGCGTCGAGTATTTGATGCACGATGTTATATTATAAGTTTCATGTAATAAATCATCTAAGTTTATTAAATATTGAACGAGAGGGTATTCACTCAGCGATAAATTGAACAGGCTGTAAGATTCATAATAAAAGCGATCAAGCTCTATAGGTGATTTTAAGAGATATTTCTAAGAGCGCTTAAGCTTATTGTACTTAGGCTTTTCAGTTGTTCTAAATTGATTCATTATCTTAACACGACACCGATTTATTTTTCTGTTAACGGCTTGTAGGATATGAAAGAGATTGATAATGATTTCAACGTTAGGAAATAGGTCTTCAACTAAACGGATGTACGACGTATACGTATCCATCGTCACAGCTTTCACTCGTCATCGTTCTTCTGAAGAAAACTTTAAAAAGTGTTCTTCTAGCTTAAACCTACGAGGATCAGGTGAAATCTCAATCACATCGTGGTTAACGACACCACAATAAATAAAGCTCATCGCACTCGTCACATCATTCGTTGACTTAAATTCGTCGAATGATAGATACTGAGGTAACTTATGATTCGTTTTGATTTCCGTACCTAAATACTTAAGATGGCGATAAATAGTTGAAGGTGAAACAAAGTGATCCGAAGCAATATCCTTTTCAAATCGTACTTTAGCTAGCTTTTGGATAATCACCAATTTAACATCGGTGGAGATTCGCCAACACGAACGTATATAAGGCGTCTTCGATGTATACGTCTTTTGACAAGCTTTACAATAAAACCGTTGTTTCTTTAGCTCTAAATACGCAGGGCGTTCAAGCACTAATCCCATATAAACGTTCGTCTTAAGAGAGTCGTGCTTAATAACGGTTTGGTTCACATTTTGTTTGCCACAAAAATCACAATGTTCCACATGATAAGATAAATTATCTTCATAAAACTTACATTGTATCTGCTTATGAAAGCACAGTCCTAAATCTTTCGTGATTCTTAAATTCTTCACTTCAATTCCTAAGATATTTGATATATCATAACACATAGGCACAATATCTCTCTTTTTTAGTTTGTTGAGGTACTTACTATTATAGAGATACTCGAGTTTTTTTGGTGTAAAAAGATAAAAATAACGGCTAGTGATTTTCATCACCAACCGTTAAAAAAGTGTCCCCCCCTCAGTGCTTGTTAAAATATACAAGCCACGTTTTGAAAAAATTTTACTTATCGAAAATAAAAAGTACATAATCTGTTTATCAAGGAATTGCGAACTTTTAAAGATAACGTTGTCAATACATGAGGCATATATTCAAATCTATAACCGTTGATAATGATTCGGAGTTCAACTAGACAATTTGATAGCTTCAGAATCAGTTTTCAGTATATTTTGACTATAAATTTGCTACACTAGGGAAGAGGACAAGTGACATCCAACATAAAATAATTCGTCGTTTATTAACTAAAAATATGCGATTAAGTGGTATTTTAGGTCGAAAGGTTTAAACTATTCAATGATATATTAACAATTATCTTAGAGAAAAGTTAGACGGTTAAACTCATCTGGAGTGCTATGCGAGTGAACTTCAAAAGCTTAATCTAATTGTATAATTCTGGCACTGCACCCTTAATATGAGACTCACATAAAAACACTTGAATTAGGCTGCTAATTTACTGTATTGCACAGGAGATAAGTAGCCTAATTTTTGTTGAATTCGATTATTATTATAGTTTTCTATGTACTTTTCGACAATATCCTTTACAATGAAATTAGAGTTATTTAACTCATTGTTGAGATAAAATGTTTCACACTTTAGCGAGGAATGGAAACATCCTATAGGAGCGTTATCAGCAGGTGTACCTTTGCGAGACATACTTCTGATAATGTCTTTTCTTCGTAAAATTCCTTAAATTTTTTAACTGTTGTATTTTCAGTTTTCTCCTTATTTTTCCAACCGTAGTTAAGTTGATTTAGGGACGTTCAACATTTCCAAAAATAATTTCACAGGGTGTTAGTGCTTTAACTCTTCCACTAATTCTATGACTATTTCAGGTACCACTTCCTTGTACTTTTTTAATATCTACTTTAGCTTGATTTCTTCTGTAATTTAACTTTAATTGTTCCAGTTCAGATATTTCTTCTAACCCTTTAAAATAGGAGTATTGTTTGCCCACTTGTTGATTGAACCGATAGGTTTCACATTTTCGATACCATTCCTACCACGTATAGATTTGATATGCACTTTTGATATTTAATTCATACATACTTTCTTTAGTTGTATAACCCTCTTCTTTCATCTTTACTGCTTTAAACTTAGTTTCAACTGAATACGCCACTCTGCGCATAGAAAAAACACCTCCGTATGATTCATATTGATGTGCACCCCAAATGTTGTACTTAAGTTTAGTACATATTTTAACTGAATTCAACGAAAGTTTTTTTAATATTCCAGCTAAATGGAATCAGTCTAAAATTAACAAATCAAAAGGGATTGTTTTTATTTCAAAAAAATGTAAACTAATAGTAGTGATTTAATTAAAGGACAGGATAAATTATGAAAAAAATCAATAATGAAGTTAGCAGAGTTTTGGTAATTTCAACTATTGGAGCTTTTTTATTTGCCGTAATTGGTATATTTCTTGGGATAATATCAAATAGTGATATGGTATTATTGGATGGTTTGTACGCAATACTTAGTTTAATGATTGCTTCTCTATCACTTTTCACTTCAATAATAATAAAAAAACCAAATAGGGAGACTTTCCCATTTGGAAAATATATTTTTCAACCACTTACAATAGTTTTTAATTCATCAATAATGTTTCTACTATGTATATTATCACTAGTTTCATCGGTATATTCCATAATTCAAGGAGGAAGAGATATAGACGCTGATATTGGCTTGTTTTATGGTATATTCTCAACGGTTGGCTGTGGTATTATATGTATACTTCTTTACAGAAAAAGAAATCGTTCAGAATTAATATATGCTGAGTTGATTCAATGGTTATTAGATACCATAGTTAGTTTTGGTTTAGTTCTTGGATTTGTTGTTGTGCATATTCTAAAATATACGAATTATGAATGGTTTGTTCCCTATATAGACCCTATAATGGTTTTATTAGCAGGATCTATATTAATTAGTATGCCTATAAGATTATTCTTTAATAATATTAAAGAAATTTTTTCTATGTCTGCATCAGGTGATGTTCAATATGAGATATTTAATATTGTTAAACAATTAAATACAAAGTATTTGATTACTGATGAAGACCTTAGAATATCTAAGATGGGACAGGTGATTTATATAGATTTACAAAATATAGTGAATTCAAAATCGAAAATAAAAACTATACAAGAAGCAGATGTTTATAGAAATGAATTAATACAAGAAATCAATGATGCATTAAAAAAATATGACAAATGGATGAATATATCCTTTACTGAAGATTATTATACCAGACAAATCAATTAAGTTTTTAACCGAACTGATGAGTAATTACAATAATATATAGTATAATTTATTATTTGACATTTTCGTAGTTGAGATATGAAGAAATAAAATACAAAATTGTTTATTTCAGACGAATTCTCAACTAAAGCACAACACTTCTAAGTCTATAACTTCATAAGTAGTTTCATATTAAGATATTTTTTAGGGTGATGATTAATAGTATTCGAAGTATATTTTAATTGTATCTGAGTTCGTTTTAAGTAAATAAATCTATAAGTAAATATTTGAGTTTTTATTTGTTCCTTTTTGCTATGTACAGTGAAAATCGGAAGGGGGAATCTCAATATATTTATAGCAAGAAAATTATTTACCGTTATAAACGGCGATTGTCTTTATCACTTTTTAGAGAAAGTGTTGATGAGATGATTTATGGCTCTTTTATGCATGACAAGGAATAAGGAAGCATATACTGCAATCCAAAAGTTGCATTATACTATTTCAAAGGTTTGTTTCCCTATATTGTTTAGGAGACAGGCCTTTTAATTATATCTTAACTTGGTATTATTGTAGATATTTAGACACCTTATCAATAACAGTTGGTGAGGGTCAAACACACTAAACAACTTATTTTTGTTGTATGGTGTGTTTTTTAGACGTTCCTGGCAATGTAACAACTTGACGGTGAAAGTCTGTTACATTGCCAGGAGGAACTGTTGGCGAAAAAAATGGTGTCCATCGTGAGATGGAATATGAAGGAAGTCGTACGCAAACACTCGCACTAACGAACAGGAACTTCATATCAAGATTGTGTAAAATATATAAGTTTGCCTAACAAAACAAAATCCACTACCGCCCGAGTTTTATACATTAAATGCAGTAGTGAGATGAGTGAGAAGTGGTTATACCTTACCCGGGAAGGTCTCACCAGCGATAACTTTATCATATTAACAAAGAATGATGAGAAGTTAGCTAAGCTCATAGTAGGGAAAATGTACTGAAGGACCGAACAATATTCATACAAAGTATAGATTGGAGCTTATAGATTTATGACATACAGAATATAATGAAACTTAGCATCCTATGGAGAGATAAGTAGTGGAACGAAAAAGTGGGTATAGGTGCGTTTAGTAAATCTTAGGTAAAATGACAGAAATGTATTGTGACTCTCCATCTTTGATGGAGCTTGTTGTAAGATCAAGCAACATAGAAACTATAATTAAGAGAATACAGTAAAATAAAGGAGCACCTGGTACAGATGGTATGAAAGTGAGCTCACTCACAGTCCATTTCGCTCAATACGGAGAAGCCATAAGAAGAAAACTGCTCGCAGGCATTTATAAGCAGCAAGTAGTTCACAAGGTTAAGGTTGCCCTCCTGAAATCAAATGGGAACAACGTATCTTAGGTGTTTCCGTAGCGCGTGATAGAGTGATTCAACAAGTAATCAAACAAATTATTGAACTTGGAAGCGACAAAAATTTGGCTCTTTGTCAAATTGGACTGGTGAGCCTATATTCGAGCTTAAGCGATATGATTTCGCTTAAGCTCTTTTTTAGGTTTAGAAGCGAAGAATTTATTAATGATGATTAAACGATTGCGCATATTATTCCAGTTTCTATAACCATAAGCGACTCTTTTGAGTGTTTTAGTTTTATTATTGATGCCTTCAATAGGTCCGTTCGTTAGTGTTTCAAAAGTGAAGGTGTTTTTAATAGATGATTCATATTTTTTAAATGTACGAATTACAGTTTTTAACTTTTGGTTGAAACAAGTTGTATCCGTATTGTTAATCACTCGATAGAACTGCTCATAGTTGTTTGTTCTGAGGGCGAAGCCTAAGCCGTGTACGAATAGATACATTGCTTTAAAATTTTCATCTACATCAAGTAAGTAGTTAATCATACTCTGTGCACTTTGTAATGATTTAAATAACTTTCGTTTATCGTAATGAATGGCGTCCAGTTGCTCGCTAGGTTTTAAAATGAGTCTCCAATACCGCTTAAATTTATTATAAAGGGGTCGATTGGTTGTTCTAAAGGTATTCATTAACTCGACTCGAGCCATGTTTAAAGCCCGATTGAGCGATTGTACAATATGGAAACGATCGATGATGATATAAGTCTTAGGAAACATATCATTTATTAAAGACATATACGGTTCGTACATATCAATTGTGACGGTCTTAACGGCTTTGCGTTGATCTAAACTATAACGCGTAAAATAATCTTTCAAGACGAATAAGCGCCGATCAGGCGTTAAATCAACAATTCTATGTGTTACCGCGTCCGCAAAGATAAAACTCATTTTGCCATCGACATTCTTAACGCTACTATATTCATCCATCATTAGATGTTCTGGCAGCGCATCAAAAGGTCGAGGTTGGAAAAACTGCGCTGCCTCATTGATGTAACGCGAAACGGTGGTAATCGATACAGCACATGAGCGCGCGATAACTTTCATCGAACTTGTATCCGTAGCTTTGTGAATAATCGACATAAAATGTCGATTTGAAATATTATGATGTGGCTTGATTTCAGGCGTTTTCGCCGTAAAGTGACTATCACACGTCTGACAGTGAAATCGCTACTTTTTCAGCGATAACAACGCTGGTGTTTCTGAGACTTTAGAATTTTAATATCCGATTTCTTAAAGCCATTCTTAATGATTGAATTTTTCTCATTAGGTTGGCCACAGTTTTCACAGCGTTCAGACGTATAAGTGAGTTTACCGTAGAATACCAGATGAGTAAGTCCTTCAACTTTGATTTCATCCACATCATCTTCAAATGGGAAGTTTTCATCTTTAATTTGTAGTACTTTTGATATACAATCAGACATAGCCGCATTATCTCCTTTTTTATTTGTTTGACCACTTATAATTATAGAGATAAATGCGCCATTTTTGTATTAAAGACAAAAAATGGGGCTGGGAAGTAAATCCATTTTTACTTCACCAGTCCAATTTATTATAGAACCCAAAATTTTCCAAGTCTTCACACGGTTTCCAACCAAAAAGAGGCATGGAAACGGCACTAAACCAAAGTGAAAATTTTTATGAATCAGACATACAAATATGCGATTAATTGTGATTTAAAACAATGTTTTGATATGTTGAACCACGACAAACTCATGTATTTATTCGAACGACATATTCAAGATAAAGCCATCTCGAAATTTATCCGTAGAGGTTTACAAGTCGGTACCGTTGACCTATCTGGCGAAGTCACAGAAAGATAAGTGCGCCACAAGAAGACGTTATATCCCCTCTTACTCTGTAATATCTATTTACATTCAATGGATAAAGAACTCGAAAAGGAGACTCATAAATTTATTCGCTATGCTGATAAGTTCGTCATTTGTGCACGCTCAAAATGTGTAGGAGAATAAATTATGGAAAATATAACACAATTTATTGAGAAATAATTAAAACTGATTGTAAATAAAGATAATAGTAGATGCTACATCACGTATAAAGTTCTTGAGTTGCCTAATGATCCAAGCCAATGGTGTTTATTGTTTCAGACCCACTAAAGAATCTTAAGCGTAAATTGAAATGGTTAATTCGTAGAAGTAGAACAGGTAACTTCGTAGAAATTCGAACACAGATAAACCAGGTAACACGTATATGGATAAATTAATTTGGAAGAGGCTTTATAAAAAGCTTTATCAGAGTAATTCAATCGTGGTCAAACCTTCGTATCAGACAACTTATACTTAAACGATGGAAAAAGCAGAGTATGAAATATCAAAAATCACGAAGTTTGTACTTAGTCATGATGAGACTAAATGTATAACACATTATCGTAAAAAGTATTGGTGATTATTAGCTATACACGAGGTCATCGTGCACTTACAACAAAGAAACATGAGTGGGAATAGAACCACTAATCCAACTTGCAAAGTTCGCTTACACAAGATATTGAATCGTTGTATACGGATCCCTACGTACAGAGGTGTGAGAGGACAAAAAAGTCAAATAATGTTTTTTCTACTACTTGATTAATATTCTCTCAATATTATACTCTTTATTAACTCAAAATGCTCTTCTACTATCTCCAAAAAATCAGCCTTTTCTGAGTCTAAGCTATCTAATATAACTTCATCACTATTATTGTTCTCACTATATTCGAACTTGTTTAAATTATATGTACCTACATATCTAAATTCAATAATTGCTCGATTGTAATTTCTAGATTATTTAGAATTCCTAACAGACTGTTATTAACTCTTAACTTCATCATTATTTTCCTTAGTATAAGTTTCACTAAAATTTCATCGAAATAAAATCACATTATATATTACAAATGGCATGTATAATGTAATTGGATAGATGATGAAAGGGAATGAGATCAAATGAGTAAAACGCTATTATTTAATGCAGCATGGAAGCTTACGAAATTTGATAAGATCATATTCTGTAGAAAACGTGAAAGATTATTTTTTAGAATCTCTAAAAAATAGTATGGTCACAATTCAAACAAACAGAAAGTAATAGTGAAATTGGAGTACCCGAATGGAGGTTACATAAAAACGTAGGTAACGTTTATCTTGCACAAAAGTCAGTTTTAGCAGTTAACTGTAAAGCTTTACTTATCCGTACAGATGGAAATTTGATTCATTTGATTTTTAACACCTAAAAGTCTTTGTTTATTTTTTTAAGATGAATTGTCAATTTAAGCGCAATACTTCTAAATCTAATATTTCATAAGGAGTGTCCCAATTATGACACTTTCTAGGTCTATGATTAATTGCGTTCAAGGCATAGTCTAATTCTTCTTGAGTTACTTTAGCTAAGTCTGTTCGTTTAGTGAAGAATTCTCTAAGTAAACCGTTAGAGTTTTCATTCATGCCTCTTTGCCGTGCAGAATAAGGGTCGGCAAAGTAAATATCGATATTAAATTCGTATTCAATATCTTTATAACACGAAAATTCTTTCTACGATCAACAGTGATTGTTTTTACAGCGCTTTCAGAGAAGGCGTAGATAGGCTGATACATGGTATTTTTCATAGATTGAAATGAACGGTCAGGAATAAGACAACAGTAATAGTATCGAGATTTTCTTTCAGCGAAAGTAGCGATACAACCTTTACTTTTTCCTCTACTTGAAACGACTGTATCAGCTTCCCAGTGACCAAAATCTTGACGCTTTCTAATCTCTTTAGGACGTTGTGAGATGGTCTTGCTTACATTGAAACGACCTCTTGTTTCTTTAGGTTTTTGTCTCTTACTTTTCTGTCTAAGATAATCACTATATCTAACTTCAGTAAGTTAGAATTAATCCATCTATAGATGGATTTGAAAGAGAATTGGCCAGTAAGTAGGTGACCTACGATTTGTTCTGAAGACCAGTGTAACTTCAAATAATGTTGAATGAACTGGCAAAGTGTTTCCGTTATTTTCAATGGACGACCACAACGCGTTTTATTCGCTTTATATTACGTTTGTGCTTGAGGTGCATAGCCTTCTTCCGTCATATTACGCTTAATCTCACGAGATATCGTAGACACTGAACGGCTTAAACGCTTAGCGATAGCTCTCATACAATAGTTTTCTTTTCTTAGAGTCTCTATACTTGAACGTTCATATATAGTAAGATGTAAGTAGTTCATATTGGCACTCCCTTGTATTTGTTTTTAGTCGTGTATTAACATCTTACAACAAAGTGCCAATTATGGGCATTTTTTATGAAATTTTTGGGGTGTTGCACTTAATATTACGATTCGTCTTAAGTTAAAGATGTATGCAAAGTATTATAACAGTATAAGATAGAATGGTTAAAGCTATGGAACGTCATAATGAATTCCTAAAAGAAGTTAAAGTATTAGGAATTAAAGGAATTCGATTAAATATTAAATCAACAACATTAAGAAGTGGCGAAAGAAAAATAAGTAACTTGAGTTTGGATACTACTGAAAACTTTACACTTACCAAATAGAGTTGAATGAAATGGAAAATAGGTAACTGATGTTATTGATATTTATCAAGATAATAAGTCATTAGTAATTACTTTAAAAGAAGGCGACATGTATTTTATGTATAAAATTATGCCACAAGAAATGGATGTTGAATATATTGTTTTTCTAATTAAAAATAAGTAACTTGTATATAGATTTGATGATGAATTTGACAAATAAGAATATACATTAGCAGATGTTAAGATGAGTTAAATACAACGTAAAATAATCACAATTTTAAAGGGGATTGAGTCCCTAAAAAGTCCCTGAAAATTCGTTTTGTATAGTGTATTGTTAATAAACTAATTTAAAAGAACCCCGTAGTTAAGGGGTTCTTTATTTCGAAAGGTGTTAAATTCACACCTAAAAATCTCCTCGAAGGGAATCGAACCCCTATCTTAAGAACCGGAATCTTACGTGTTATCCATTACACTACGAGGAGTTAGTTAAATTTGCGACACTCTTAGTTTACAAATGTTGAGAGAATAGGTCAATATAATAATAGTAACTTGAATCATGCAGGTGTATTACTTTTGACCATGTTTGACTTTTAGGTTAAAATGATTACAGTATTTAGAATCAAGGAGGCAATTACGAATGAATTTAATTCCTACAGTTATAGAAACAACAAACCGTGGCGAACGCGCATATGACATTTATTCACGTTTGTTAAAAGACCGTATCATCATGTTAGGTTCTGCGATTGACGATAACGTAGCAAACTCAATCGTTTCACAATTATTATTCTTACAAGCACAAGATGCGGATAAAGATATCTACTTATATATCAACTCACCAGGTGGAAGCGTGTCAGCTGGTTTCGCAATTTATGACACAATTCAACATATCAAACCAGATGTTCAAACTATCTGTGTAGGTATGGCAGCTTCAATGGGCTCATTCTTACTTGCAGCTGGTGCGAAAGGTAAACGTTACGCATTACCAAACGCTGAAGTAATGATTCACCAACCACTCGGCGGTGCGCAAGGTCAAGCGACTGAAATTGAAATCGCTGCTAACCATATCTTGAAGACACGTGCTAAATTAAACAAAATCTTAGCAGAACGTACTGGTCAATCTATTGATCAAATCGAAAAAGATACAGATCGCGATAACTTCTTATCAGCAGATGAAGCGAAAGACTATGGCTTAATCGATGAAGTTATGCAACCAGAAGAATAGTAAAGTATAAATAAAGTGCCGACTCGCGGGTCGGCACTATTTTTTGGCTTTATTCTGTTGTTTCTCTTCATTTAATTTCTTTCTTATAGCGATAGCATATGCGATGAGCATACCAGTAATTATAATTCCACTAGATCCTGCTAATATTTTAGCCACTATAGAGTCTTTAAATAAAATTACGTCAATGATTTGATAGTAGAAGAAGAGCCATACTGGTGTTAACGCTAAAGTTATGGCCACTAGATTTCGTGGGGACTGGGACTGTTGGTTTGGGTATTTATTCATAGCTCAACCTCCATCTCTTTTGTCTACTATGCTACAGAAATTATTAATGAGATTAAAGGTTATATGAGTAGTTATTCTAATCCTTGAGATTTAGCCCAATCGATTTGATCTTGAACCCATGGGTCTGGTTTAGGCGCTGAAGGCTGATCTGCAGCTTTTTCTGTCCCAGGCATAGGGAACATTGCATCACCAGCAGGAAGATCAGTTAGTCCATGTTTTTTCGCATAAGCGTTAAAAGCTTCAATTGCACGATCTTGTTCTTCTTCTGTCAACTCTTGTCCCGGAGCGAATGGATAATAGTCATCTTCATTATATTGTTCTTGAATTTGAGCGTTTTGAGCAGTTTGTTGATTCTGTGTTACTTGTTGATTTTGCTGTTCGACTTGAGTGTTGGCCACTTGCTCTTGCTCCTGCACGTTATTATTCTGATTCTCATCTTTAGCTTTCTTTTTATGCTTTTCTTTAGCTTTATCATTTTTCTTAGAGTGTTCCTCTTTCTTGTGATGAGAAACGTCACTACTTTTCTCGTCGTGATGCGATCCACATGCGGCCAGTACAATTATACTTCCAAGTGCGAGTGATATGAGTTTCTTCAA